TTCCAAGATGTGCCGGTAACTGGCGAAGAGCTGACGGCCTCTGTCGGAAATGCGACTGTAACGATTGACCAAACCACAGTTGTCACGGGCAATCAGGCTACCGTGTCTGTTGGTAATGTTACAACAGAGATAAGTATCCAAGTTATGGTTTCGGGCATTCAAGCCGTTGCAATGCTTGGCAGTATCAACATTTGGAGTATCATTAATCCAGACCAGAATGCTGACTGGCAGAATTTAAACGATTCGCAAACAGCAGGATGGGCGGCTGTGGATAGTTCTCAGTCTGCTGGTTGGTCGCCCGTTACCGATACTCAACCTGATGGATGGATTGAAGTTGACAGTACGCAAAACCCAAATTGGTCAGACATAGCGGCATAAGGAACCCTCATGGCAATCACATACAGCCCCAACTTGAAACTCACCCTCATCGGCACTGGCGACCAAGCCGGTACATGGGGCAACACCACCAACACCAACCTCGGCACGCTCATCGAGCAAGCCATTGCAGGCTATGTGTCGCAGACTGTCGCAGACAGCGCAGGTTCTCCGACCAGCTTGAGCATCGCAGACGGCACCGACAGCGTTGCACGCAATATGAATCTGGTCTTGCAAGGCGCATTGACCGCGCCCCGCGACCTGATTCTGCCGACCAACAAGAAGCTGTACTTCATTACCAATAATACCTCCGGCGGCCATGCCGTCACGGTGAAATGTTCCGGGCAGACCGGCGTATCGATTCCTTCTGGCGCAAAGGCAGTGCTTGCCTGTAACGGAACCGACATCGTTGAAGCGTTTAACTACTCTTCAAGCCTTATCTTCCCGTCTTCCGCCACCATTGCCAATCTGGCTGGCACGAATCTTGTGTATTCGTCAGCAACGCTCGGCAATGTGTTTGCCAGCGGCAATGTCGGTATCGGCACTTCAAGTCCGTGGGAAAAACTAAGCATACCCTTTAATGAAGGTATTGCATTGGGAAGTTCCACCTATTCCTACAAAGTTACGCGCTCTGGCGCAGGCGACTTGGTAACGACATTTTCTGATACATACAACAGCAATGATGCTCGCGTTGACTTTACAATGAAGGCTGGCGCTGTTACTCCGCTTTCTATTCGAGGAAACGGAAATATCGGTATTGGAACTACTGCTCCTGAATACAATTTAGACATTCAGGGGGCGGCTGGTGTTTGTTTAAAGCTGTTTGAAAATTCATCTGGTGGCTCAAGAAGGTTGCTTCTGTCTCAAGAGTCCACCTATGTCAAATACAATGCGACATACGGCTCTGGCGGTAATGGACATTCATGGTGGGTCGGCGGTACGCGCTACATGGATATGGACAATTCTGGCAATGTCGGTATTGGCACCTCAAGCCCAGCAACAAAACTGCATGTATCCGATTCGGCTGGAAGCACATTTGCTGGAACATTCCGTGGCTCAGGCGGCTCTAACCTTGTCGCTATTGGTACGACATCATTTGGTGCCTCTATCAATGCTTACACTTCAGGGTTCGCCGCAACTGCCGACTTGGTACTTCAGCCGAATGGCGGCAATGTCGGCATCGGTACGACCCCAAGTGCTTGGAGCGGATTGCAGGCGCTTCAGCTTCCTAATTTCGGAACAATTTCAACAAGTGGAGACTCGTTTTGGAGCGGCTCTAACTTTTATTATGAGTCTGGAACTCATAAGTATATTTCCAACGGCTTTGCAACAAAGCATACTCAGGCGGCAGGAACATATACATGGTACACCGCGTCATCTGGAACAGCAGGAAGTGCTATTACTTTCAACCAAGTGATGACGCTAAATAATAGCGGAAACTTTGGTGTTGGCGTGTCTTCGATTCCAAATGTGTGGAGCAACGGTTTTAATGCCATCCAAGTAAATGGATGTTCGCTTTTTGCTAATGGTTTTAATAATTTTAGCATGGCAACCAATCTTGCTGGCGGCGTAGATGGAGGTAGTGCTGGCGGAACATATGGTTCTAATAGTCCAGCCGCTAAATATCAACAAATACAAGGCGTACATAACTGGTATAACGCCCCGTCTGGCACAATAGGCAACGCTATCACATTCACCAATGCGATGTCGTTAGATTCCAATAGCAATCTCACTGTCACTGGCAATGTTTATGCGCCTATCTACTACGATAGCAATAACTCGTCTTACTACTTAGACCCTGCCAACACTGGCACGGCATTGACGGTGGCAGGAAATGTCGGCATTGGCACTACTGACACAAGCTACAACAAACTGAACATTGGTAACGATAGCGCAAGCTCGGCAACGATAGGGCTTTCATTTACAACTGCGCAAACCGAGCGTGCCGAAATTACCATGAGTGGCGACACCGGCCTGATGAACATTACTTCAGGCTATACAGGCTACGGCGGTAAGATTGCATTCAATGCCAATGGTGGCACTCGGATGTATATCGACACCACTGGGTATGTAGGTATCGGAACATCAAGTCCGGGCGCAAATCTGGAGGTGTCAAGCTCTTCTGACATGTTCCGACTTCGTACTTCATCGGCGCGTGGCGCTGGCAATGGATACTTTAGTTTCTGGGATACAACAGGACGAAAAAGCTATATTGGATACGGAGCTTCAGATGATGCTTTTTATGTCAATAATGAAGTCAACGCTCCAATACTATTTGCGACAAACAGTACCGAGCGTATGCGTATTGCCGCCAATGGCAGTGTAGGCATTGGTGGCGCTCCTGATTCAAGTTTTGCGCTAGATGTCCGTGGTGAAGTACGAATCATCAATGATGTTGGCTCAAATTATGGCGGCTCTTTCAGGCTTTACAATTCAGCAAGTGGTGCGACTAATCCTTCCAAGGTTTTCCGTATCAGCCCAACTGGTACGCTTGAAATTATTAACAGCGCATTTACGGCAGTAAGGTTTCAATTCACGGATACCGGTGAGTTTGTCGCAGAAAGTAACATTACTGGTGCGGCATTTTATGATGTCAGTAATTCCGCATATTACCTTGACCCCGGTAACACAAGCACATCGCTAAATGTCGCAGGCTCTATCTCGCTCCCTAATAACAAGTCATTATTTTTCAGAAATGCGGCAAATACCAATAGTGCGTCTTTTATACTACAAAGTGATGATAACTTTGTAGTCTATAACGCGACAAGCACGCCTATTATGAGTTTTGGTCAAGGAACCTCTCCTTTGGTCGCATACGGCGCAAACTCCAATAACAGAATGCTTGTTAATGGAAGCACAAATGTTATTTCTTTTAATACCAATGGCACTGAAAAGGTTACTATTGATAGCTCAGGCAATGTTGTTGCTACAGGCAATGTCACGGCATATTCTGATATTCGGGTCAAGGATAATATCGAAGACATCACGGACGCGGTTGATAAGCTCAGTCAAATCCGTGGTGTTACCTATACCCGTATCGACCTCGATGACAAAGAGCGCAAGTATGCCGGTGTCATCGCCCAAGAAATTGAACAGGTACTCCCAGAGGCCGTGTTCGATAATGGCAAGGTTAAGTCCGTTGATTACAATGCGACCATTGCCCTGCTGATTGAAGCAGTAAAGGAACAACAAGCACAAATCAACGAATTGAAACTTACCGTTCAACAACTGAAAGGAAACTAAGATGTCACTCACTTATACTTGGAAGCTCTCTGGCCTCAAAAAAGCCAACTCCGAATCCGTCAATGATGTGGTTATTGGAACACGCTGGGAGCTTACCGGAACCGATGAAGATGGAAACTCCGGCTCGTTCAGCGGCGCGACCCCGTTTAACTTGCATCAGGCTCAACCGGAAAACTTTGTTCCGTATGACCAGTTGACTGAAGAAATCGTACTTGGCTGGATTCAGGCCGAAGTCACTGGTGGCTACAAAGACCATATCGATGGCAAAATCATGGAACAGATTGCAAAAATCAAGAGTCAGCAGTCCGATGTCAGCGATGGCGGTTTCCCGTGGTCTCCGGCTCCTGAGCCGGTTGTTGCCGAAGAAGTTCCGCTTGCCCCTCCGATTGAAAATGTTGTTGACCAGCCGCAAGCCTAATGGCCTGATAGGACACTGAAATGGCTCTTCCAGCATCAGGGACAATTACTCTCGCACAGATTCAAACAGAATTTGGCGGCTCCAACCCTGTTGGGTTGAACGAGTATTACAAAGGCGGCGCGTATGTCTCTGTGACTGACACCGCCCCGAATGTCCCTGCGTCTGGAACAATCACCATGTCCAACTTCTGGGGCGCAAGCAAGAACACCTTCACCCCAGTAACAAACACCTATAACTCAGGTTCCGGAACCGAGACTGTGCCTACCGGGGCCACGACTGTCGTTATTAAGACGACCGGCGGCGGTGGTGGTGGCGGTCTTGCAACCGGAACAAACGGCGGCGGCGGCGGTGGCGGCGCTGGATATGCTGAAAGAAGCATTTCCGTGGTCGGAGGAAACACCATGTCTTACTCCGTTGGTGCGGCTGGAACGAACAGGACAACAGCAGGCACTGGCGGAACCGGAGGAAACTCAACCGTTTCAGGAACCGTGTCGGGCGGCTCTGTAAGCATGGCTGGAAATGGCGGCGCAGGCGGCACACAAATTACCGGAGGAACTGGCGGAACAGCATCCGGAGGAACTACAAACACCAGCGGAACGGATGGCGGAAACCGAGATGGAACATTGTCAGGCGATGGTGGCGATTCCGCGCTTGCTACCGGCGGCGTTGCTCCAAGTGGAAATGGTAACGCTCCGGGCGGCGGTGGTGCTGGCGGAAGCCTGACAAACGATATAGAAAGCGGTACCGGTGGTGCGGGTCAAATATCTTTTGCATATACATAATCAACAAGGAACAAACAATGTCAGCCGTTACTCCACAGGAAGTACAAACCCGATTAAGCGCCCACGAAGATGTTTGTGCTGTGCGTTATGAGGGAATTGAAAAACAATTTCAAGGAATAAACGCTCGCCTAAAAAGAATTGAAAGCCTGTATCTGCAAGTTGGCGGGGCCGTAATTCTCTTGCTGATTGGTGGATACGCTTACCTTATCGACACCATCAAACAACTTCTCGGAGGCTGATATGGCAATTCCTGTAGCACTCGCCGCAATCCTCAAGCCACTGCTCGGTAATGGCCTGAATCTTCTCAGCAATGCTGTTGTTGCCAAAGGCAAGGACTGGGTTGAAAAGAAGCTCGGTGTCGAACTGAAGCCGGACATGTCTGCCGCTGAAATCATCCAGCTCAAGCAAGCTGAGATGGAGCATGAAGAAGAGCTGATGCGTATCAAGCTGGAGTCCGACAAACTGGACTTGCAGGAGTTAGACATGATGTTTAAAGATGTTTCTGACGCACGCGACAGAGAGGCGACCATTGCGACTGCCAAGGACGCTCCTCTCCTGAACAAAATTGTGACTCCGGTTTTGGCGCTTGCCATTACTGGCCTCACATTCATCCTGTTTGCGATTGTGATGTTCGACAACTCCGTTGTGGAACCGACACGCAAAGACATCCTGATTTACATCCTTGGCGCACTGACGGCCATCGTTACACAAGTCATTGCCTACTACTTCGGAAGCTCGACCGGTAGCAAAGAGAAATCCGAAGAAATCCGGAGGCTGATGAAATGAGCGCCGTTGACGACCAAGCTGAATTCCTACTGCACGCCGCGACCCTGATTCTCAAGGCCACAGAATTGGGCTTTGTTGTCACGGGCGGAGAATTGTTCCGCACCACGGAGCAACAGCAAATCTACATCAAGACCGGTCGAAGCCGGACGATGAACAGCCTGCACCTTCAGCGCCGGGCCATCGACCTCAATTTCTTCAAGGACGGCAAGCTGACCTACGACAAAAAGGTTCTGGCTCCGCTTGGCCTGTTCTGGGAATCGCTTCACCCGCTCAACTCATGGGGCGGCAATGGCGTGAAGCTGGTCGATACCCCTCACTTCTCCCGTGGCGTTGATAAGCCTGAATGGAGGAGAGTGTCGGATGCCCCTCAGTAAGCTGGAGTTTAAACCCGGTATCAACCGGGAAGTTACCACCTACGCAAACGAAGGTGGGTATTACGCTGGTGATAAAATCCGGTTCCGATGGGGCATGCCTCAGAAAATCGGTGGATGGCAGAATATTACCGTCAGCGCGAATACCTACGATGGCGTTGCCCGGATACTTTGGGACTACACAACCAGTTTAAACCAACAGTTGATGGGCGTTGGAACCAACCAGAAGGTCTATGTCGAGTCTGGTGGCGTGTACAACGACATTACCCCTCATGCGGCCTCACTGACCCTTAGCACAAACCCATTCACGACCTCCAGCGGAAGTCTTTTGGTGGCCGTTTCAGCCACTGCGCACGGCACTGCGATTGGCACCTATGTGGATTTCACCGGAGCTACAGCGGTCGGCGGAGTCACTTTAAGTGGCAACTATGAAATCGTCAGCGTTCCAGACGCAGACCATTACGGCATTGTGGCGGCCAGCGCGGCCACATCGACCGCAACCGGCGGTGGCGCGGCGGTAACAGCCGTCTATGACATCGACTCAGGAACGGCGGCCTACGGCTCAGGACTTGGCTGGGGCGGCCCTCCGTGGGGCTTTGGCGGATGGGGTTCTGGAACCGCAGTAGGCGCACCGATGCGGATATGGTCAATGCTCAACTTTGGGGATGACCTTATCTTTGCCGAACGGGAAGGCCCGATTTATTTCTGGGAACTCGATACTACAACTTGGAGTCCAGCAACGACCCTGAATGCAGAGGCCGATAGCGTCACCAAGTCAACAACATTTGCCACATTTGCTTCTGGTGCTACAACCATTGTGGTGTCGGATGCCAGCTTCCTAAGCACAGGCTCCGTCATTGCTGGTAGCGGAATCCCGTCTGGGGCATATATCACGACCTCATGGAACGGCGGGCAGTCTGTCACCCTGTCCAGCGCCACGACAAGCTCAGGCACGCTGACGGCTGTAACTGCCAGCTATGCCGGTCGCCATATCCCAAATGATGTTTTCATGGTGGTTGACTCCCCTGTAAACAATTTCCTTATTGCCTTGGGTTCAAACCCATACAATCCAACCAATTTCAACGAGCCTTTCAATCCGATGCTTGTACGCTGGTCGGGCCAAGACAATGCTTATGAATGGGTTCCTCAGATTACCAATCAGTCCGGAGAGACCCCGCTTTCGCATGGCTCCTACATTGTCACCGGAATCAGCGCACGCCAAGAAATCGTTATATTCACCAACAGCGCGGTGTACTCGATGCAATACCTTGGCCCTCCATTTATATGGGGTGTCAATCTTCTTGACCAAGACATAAACATTGCTTCACAAAACGCATGCACATCTGTAAACAATGTTGTTTACTGGATGGGTACTGACAAGTTCTTCATGTACTCCGGCAGGGTCGAGACGCTTCCGTGTACATTGCGAGAGTATGTTTTCTCTGACATCAACAAAGACCAGATTGCTCAGGTTGTCGCCGGTAGCAATGAGGGATTCAGCGAAGTCTGGTGGTTCTATCCATCGTCAGGAAGCCTTATCAACGACCGATATGTCATCTTCAACTACCTTGAGAATGTCTGGTCTTATGGAACCCTGAATCGCACGGCATGGTCTGAACACTCGACCCGTGGCTACCCGTTGCTGGCCTTCAGCGTTCAGAACTCATACCTGTCTTCCAGCATCACATCGACCGATACCGTCATCACGCTATTGGATGCAACCTCTTACCCGGCATCCGGCGAAATAATGGTTGACTCTGAGTTAATTTATTATGGTTCCGTAAGCAACAATGTCTTGAATCACTGCATTCGTGGATACAAAGGAACGATTGCAACCTCACATATTGCTTATTCGTCTGCAACCTACAGCGTTCCGAATCAGGTCATGTTCCATGAGGTTGGTTGCGATGACAACTCAACAGGAACTCCAAGGCCGATTGATGCCTATGTCGAAAGCTCTGACTTCGACATCGGTGACGGTCACAACATGGGCTTCGTGTGGCGGATTATCCCGGACATGAAGTTCGTTGGTTCAACTGGTAGCAGTCCGTCAGTGACTCTGACGGTCAAACCGCGACAGAACTCAGGTTCAAACTATACCTCTGGCGATAGTCCCACTGTCACCCGGACTGCTACCTTTCCTATCGAGCAATACACCGGACAGGTTTATACCCGCGTCCGTGGCCGTCAGATGTCGTTCCGCGTGGCCTCCAATGACCTCGGCTCGTCATGGCAGATGGGTGCAATGCGGATTGATGTCCGACCGGATGGCAAGCGATGAGCATTATTCGCGGCATTGCGGCACCCAACCTCCCGAATGCGCCACGGGAGTATGAGCAACGGTATCAAGACCAGTTTGGCAACACGCTGAAGCTGTTCTTCAACACCATTGTCGCAGAGGTCAACGCCCCCGTTGGTCACGCATCATACTATGACACAACAACACAGACGAACCCGGTGGCTGATTCGGTCAACCTGTTCACCTTTGATAGCATCATCAGCGAGTTTCAGATTCAGCGCGGCGTACCGACCTCGAAAATCTTTGTATCCAACACCGGCCTGTACAATATCCAGTTCTCGGCCCAGCTCGACAAAACCGGTGGCGGTGCGACTGCCGTGTACATCTGGCCCCGTATAAACGGGCAGAATGTGCCGTACTCAGCCACAAAGGTAACGATTGACGGCCCGAACAATGAAATCGTCCCGTCTTGGAACTTCCTGCTGGATATGAAGGCAGGCGACTATTTTGAGCTGGCATGGCAGTCCTCGGATACGGCGGCAATCATCTTGGCCGAACCGGCTTCTGGGAACATCCCAGAAATCCCATCCATCATCCTCACCATCACTTATGTTTCACGACTGGATACATGACGACATGAGTACAGGTGACATGATGCGCAGTGTACATACTACCCCGTTGAAATTTAAACGGGCTTCATTCACAATGCAAGTGCCGCAACCACAGGAGTTGCTATGAAAAACCCGCCGCTTAAACATGTCGCCGATAGTTTGGCAACGCACGGTCGCTACGGCGATACGATGCTTGTCCACATGAATCCGCGAGAGGTTGAAGGCATTGCTTCGCTCGTACCGGGCGGCAAGCTGACAATCAATCCCGTCACCGGGCAACCGGAGGCGTTTTTGCCGTTCCTCGTTCCACTGCTCGGTTCATGGCTTGGCTCTGCCGCCGCAGGCGCGGGCATGCTCGGTGGACTCGGCACGCTGGCCGGTTCTGCAATCGGTTCTGGTCTCGCAACGACACTCGCCACGGGCGACTTGGAAAAAGGGTTGATTTCCGGCATCACCGGTTTCGGTCTCGGTTCCGCACTGCAAGGTCTGGGTGGTGCGGCAACCGCCGCCGCTGATGC